ACTGTTCCAAAAACAATTTAGGTGCTTTACCTATTCTACAGTTTATAATACCATTATAATAATTTTCACTCAATAGAACATCCTTTTCAAACTGCATTTTAGTTTCAAAATATGATAATTCAAATTTACTATTGCAAAATTTTAAAATTTTAAAGTTAAATTTATCTAAACCAAGTAAAGAAATATCATTATTGAGGGCATCCGACGAACCGGTATAGGTTTTCCAGTCACTTTCAATAAAATCGATCCGTTTACGTTTTTTACCTTTTAATGGTTTACGTTTTATTTTACGTACCATTTGCTTTTTACCGATATATTTTTTATTATTAATAGTGTTAATAATTTCATATATAAAACCGAAAGTTCCTTCCGGTATTGGTTTATATACCTCCCATATACCTGTATCCATTATGATATTTACTTTTTATTCTTCGATTTTCTAGTTTTTCTTTTTTTCTTACCTACTTTACCTTTTCTGGAATACATTGCACCTAAAGCTGTCGGTCTTCTAAAATCCCCCGGGGCGTAAGCATCAGTACCTGGTGTACCACTGACTGTCGTACCATATCCTGTTGCTGCTGCAGAACCTAGAGCACCTCCACCAACTGTATTTTCATCTTCTTCTGGTGTCTTTTTCCTTTTAAGGCTTCTTTTAAATGCTTTTTCAAATAAAGTTGTTTTCTTCATAATAGTATTTATAATTAATAAGTGAGTTTATTAGACCAATATATAGATGAAATAGAAAAAGATTTACAAATTAATGAATTTAATCTTAAAGATTCATCGATGAAAGCACCAGCACGTAAGCATTATTGGGTATCTAAATTAATAAGACATAAACAAAATCTATTAAAACTTAGAATACTTAGAGATTCAGTAAAAAAAGAAGTGGTTCAAAAAATTATAGAAGAAAGCCCTGTTAAAGTCACTATACCGGTAGCAGAAAAAGCAAGTTACCGACATGAAAAAATGAAAGAAATATCTGAAAAAATTAGTAATGAGGAATTAATTATTGAGTTTTTAGAAAAAACTGAAAAAACATTTAGTGCTGTAGGTTTCGATATTAAGAATATTATTGAAATAATGAAAATGGAACAATTATAATGAAATTTGAATTAGTTAAAGAAAAAATTAGATTAATAACAGATGATTTAGATGATATACGAGAACATTTTAGTGTAAAGGATGAAACAGCTCGTTTTAGAATGAGAGGGAGGTCGAGATTTTATTCTAACTCTAGAGTATATTGTATAACACCCACAGGTCTCTTTGAACCGGGTCTTTTTTTCGATATTTTAAGTCATATAAAGCTAGAATACCCTAATACAGATTATCAAATAGACCAAGATATTTTACCCATTATTAAACCAACATATAAAGAAGAAAGGGCATATGATAATTTAAAGTTTCCATTGAGAGATTATCAGTTAGATTCAGTAAAAGAAGCATTAAAATTTGGAAGAGGTATTATAAAACTAGGCACTGGTGGTGGTAAAACTTTAACAATTGCTTCATTGTTAATGAGTCTTTATTCTAATAATCCAAAAGTTAAAATTTTAATATTGGTACCTGATCTCGGTTTAGTTAATCAAACATTTAATGATTTTATAGAATATAATGTATTATTTAAATTTACCAGATGGACTGGTAAAATAAAACCTGATTTAACTGCCAATTGTATTATAGCTAATCGGGGTATATTGCAGAGTCAGTTTGATGATAATGATTGGATACAATATATCGATGTTTTAGTGGTTGATGAATGTCATACGATAAAAAAATCAAACAAAATTAGTAAGATGGTAAATAAAATACATACTTTTAATAAATTTGGTTTAACTGGTACATTACCAGATGATAAACCAGAGCAATGGAATGTCATTGGTAAATTGGGTAAAGTGATATACGATAAGGATAGTTATGAACTTAGGTTAGAGAGCTATCTAACTAACGTAGACATTAAGGTTATCAATATAGGCTATAAAGATAAACCTCTTGTAGTAAGTGGTGGTAATAATTTTAAAGCAGAATTAGATTTTATATATACCAATAATTATAGAAATAATGTTATTAAAAATATATGTTCTAAATTTAATAATAATTCTCTTATTTTGGTTAATCATTTAGCACATGGAGATGCATTATTTGATAACTTATCTCAAATTGATAATAAGAAAGTTTATTTCGTTAAAGGTGAAGTTGATGTAGAAGAAAGAGATAAAATTAAAAAAATAATGGAAACTAATAATGACGTTATATGTATTGCAATGAGTTCTATTTTTAGTACCGGGGTTAATATTAAAAATATACATATGATTATGTTTGCATCAGGGGGTAAAAGTTTTATAAGAACAATACAATCGATTGGTAGAGGTTTAAGATTGCATGAAAGTAAAAATAAATTAATTATTATAGATCTTGCAGATAAATTAAAATATGGTGACCGTCATTCAGAAAAAAGAAAAGAAATTTATAAATCTGAAAAAATTAATTTTACATTGACTGATATAGTTGAAAAATAGTATTCATATGCTATAATTGTTATATGGCTAATACTAAAAAAACTACTGGTAAGCGTAGAGGTCCAAAACCAAAAAAGACTGAATACTATGTAGATCCACGTGAATTAAAAGCTGAACTAGTTGCATATTATGAATGTGAAGATTGTACACCTAAATTAGGTGAAATGATTCATAAAATTGCTCATGGTTTGAGTTATTCATCTAATTTTATTAACTACACTTATCGAGATGAAATGGTAGGGGATGCTTTGGTTAAGATGTATACAGCAGTTACTAATAAAAAATTTAATGTAGATTCTGAATACAATCCATTTTCATATTTTACTACTATTGCATTCCATGCTTTTATTAATAGAATTAAAAAGGAAAAGAAACATGCTGAAACCTTAAGCCAATATAAAGAGAAAATTTATGAACAGGAAATGTTAAATTCAATGGATGGTCGGGTTTATATTAAACCGATGTATGATGATGTAGATACAGAACCGAATGAATAAAGTAGCTATATTTTCTGATATACATTTAGGTGTACACCAGAATAATGATTTCTGGTTGGGTATAGCTAATAAATGGGCTGATTGGTATATTACCAATTTAAAGTCTCAGGGTATTAAAGATATTATATTTTGTGGTGACTTTTTTCATTATAGAGATGAAATTTCAGTTAAGACTTTAAATTTTGCTAAAGATTTATTAGATAAGTTTAAGGATTTTAATATTACTATGATAACTGGTAATCATGATGCATGGTATAAAGATACATCAGAAATTAATAGTTTAAGTATTCTTAAAGGTTATAAAAACTTAACAGTATATGATAAACTTGCTACTGTAGATTATAAAGGTAAATTAATATCATTTTGCCCATGGGGTACGAAAATAGATGATATACCGAATAGTGATTTAATATTTGGTCATTTTGAACTAGAAAATTTTAAAATGAATATGTTTAAAATATGTGACCATGGGGATGACCCTGATATACTAGTCGAGAAATCTAAATTAATATTCACCGGGCATTTTCATGCAAGGGATGAAAAACATTATAAGAAACAAGATAGCTCTATTATCTATGTTGGTAATCCTTATGAAATGGACTTTGGAGATACAATGCAAACAAAAGGTTATTATCTTTTAGATTTAGATGAAATGTCATATGAATTTTTTGAAAATAATATTACACCAAAGCATATTAAAATAATTTTATCTAAACTAATGAATATAACAGATGTAGAAAATGTATTTAAAGACTCATTACCTGGTAATATTATTAAATTAATTATTGATAGAAATATTAGTACTGATCATTTAGATGCGTTAGTTACTAAATTAACTACATATAAGCCAGTCGAATTAAGGATTGACTATGATGTAAATTATAATAAACTTAAGATTGAAAATGATGAAGATTATGATTTATCAGGTGTTGATATTAAACATGCAATTGAAGAGTTTGTTAATATGTTAGATATTGAAAATAAAAAAGATGTGGTAAATTATTCTACATCTTTATATGAAAGAGTTAAATGAAATACGTATGCTTTAAAGAGTTAAAAATAAAAAACTTCCTGTCTATTGGTGAGGAGTTTGTAACTGTAAATTTTGAAAAAGGGTTACATATTGTAACTGGTGTTAATAGAGATAAAGAAGATAGAAGAAACGGTGTCGGTAAAAGTACTATTGCTGATGGGTTATACTTTGCTATATTTGGACAAACTTTAAGAGATATCAAGAAGAACTTTATAGCTAATAATTTAACTTCTGGTACATGTGAAGTTCAATTATCTTTTACTATCGATGACCCGAAACACGGTGTTAATGAATTCGATATTATACGTACTTTAAACCCTAGTAAAGTGTATGTTTATAAAAATGGTAATGATAAGACTAGAGATAGTATTGCTAATACAAATGAATATATCAATACTATTTTATCATCAACACCGGAAATATTTCAAAACTGTGTTATTATGACTCTTAATAATCATGTACCTTTCATGGGTAAGAGTAAAACAGAAAAACGTAAGTTTATTGAACAAATATTTAACTTAGAAATTTTTAGTAAAATGTTGGGTGAGTTACGTAATGAGCACAACGAAATAAAACGTAATTTTGATATTGAAAT